TGGGCACCCAGAAGGTAATAGACATTACACCAGTTATAAACCTTATACAGCTTTACAACGCTAATGGCAAGTGTTACACAACGTGTCCCGAATTATTTAGGTGGGGTATCTAAGCAACCAGATGATAAAAAGTTTCCGGGTCAAGTTCGTGAAGCTCTGAACGCTTACCCTGACCCTACTTTTGGTTTACAAAAAAGACCCGGACTTAAATTTTTAACAACATTAAAAAACAGTAGTGGTACTGCTTATACTGGTACTGCTTTAGATAATGCAAAATGGTTTTATATACATAGAGATAATGATGAGAAATATATAGGTTGTATTATTGGTAATGCTAGTTCTCCTTATGGAGAAATACAAATTTGGAATGCAGCTACGAGTGTAGTATCTACTATAACCTATTCAGGTAGTTCTAGAGATTATCTTACAGCAATTACTAAAAATGATTATCATGTATTAACTGTACAAGATACTTCCATTATTACTAACAAACAAAAAACTATTACTACTCAAGCTAATCCAACGTTTAATTTAAAACGGAATGCAACAGTACGATTACTTGGAGTAGATTATAGTGCACCTTATATAGTAACATTATCTATAGGTGGTTTAACTTATAGTTGTAGTTTTACTAATACAAGTTCAGGAACAGCTGATACTGTATTAACTGGTATTAAAGCTGCTATAGATGCTAAAGGTATTTCAGGATTAGTAGTTACAAAACTAAATACATCTTTGGAAATTACTCATACTGGTGATTTTACTTTAACAGTACAAGGTGGTGTTGATGGTAGACAGATAAGTGCTTATCAAGATTCTGTAAATAATATATCTGAATTACCTACAGAATCTAAACATGATAGAGTAGTAAAAATAATTAATACAGCTAGTAATGCTGATGATTATTATGCTAAATTTGTAGCTAATGCAGGTAGTGGTACAGGCCAAGGTTACTGGGAAGAAACCTTAGGACATGGTATGTCTCCGGGTTTGACAGCAGCTACCATGCCACATGAATTAATTAATACTGGTACAAATGCATTTACTTTCAGACCTATTACTTGGACTGCTAGATTAGTAGGTGATGATTCAACTAACTCACACCCTTCATTTAATGGAAAGAAGATTCAACAATCTTTCTTTTATAATAATAGGTTAGGATTTTTATCAGAAGATAATGTATCCATGAGTCAGTCTGGTGAGTTTTATAATTTCTACCATATAACAGCTCAAACACTTAGTGCATCTGATCCAGTCGATCTTAACTGTTCTAGTATTAGACCAGCTGTATTGCATGGTATTATACCAGTAGCATCCGGTTTAATCTTATTCTCTGAAAACCAGCAGTTTATTATGTATGCTGCTGATGGTAACCTATCACCACAGACTGCTATCATACGTGGTCTATCTAACTATGAGATGGATACTAATATAGATCCTGTAGATATAGGTACTAATATTAATTTTGTCAGTAAAACACCAGCATATACAAGAGTGTTTGGGTTTACTCCACGTGGAGAAGGACAGATACCAGAGGTAACTAATTTAGGTAAAGTAGTAGATGAGTATATACCGCAGACTGTTGATAGTTTAATTGCTAGTCCACAGAATTCATTTATAGCATTATATGGTTCTGGTTTAGATACAATTTATTTCTATAGAACTCATAATGAAGGCCAGCAACAAGTACTTAAATCTTGGTATAGCTGGAAGTTACCGGGTAATGTATTAGATTTAGTTATTGATTCTGATGTATTATATACTGTAATTAAAGTTTCCAATAAGTACACTTTACTTACATCTAATTTAAGTGCAACACTTGAAGATGAAGCTATGATTACCAGTGATGGTACTAAAATCAATCCTTATATGGATTTATACAGTAAAGCAACTAATGGTTTATCAGGTGGATCTGAGAAGAAAGTTGTCTATGACTCAGTTAATAATTTTAGTAAATGTTATATACCATATGCTGATATAACTACTGCTACACCAGTCATTGCTATTTCAGGTGATGCGGCTAGTAACTATAGTACCATTGTTCAGTCTGGTTTTACTATGAAAGCTGATCGTGGTTCAGATAGTGATGGTACATATTTTAAAGCAGATAATATAGATCTATCTGGACAAGCAACTAATGTTATTGTAGGTTATACTTTTGATTATGATATAACATTACCTAAGACTTACTTCCAATTAGATAGAGGTCTAGCTGATTACACGGCTAGTTTAACTATATCACGTATGAAGTTTTCAGTAGGTAGATCTAGTACACTTGGATTTAAACTTACTGCTAATGGATTAAGGAATCAATCATATGATTTTTCTAATCTAACAGATGGTAGTAGAACAGAGTTTAGTTTACCATTTGATATAGATGATAAAGATGACATTAAAGTAAGTTTAGATGGTACCAACACAACCAACTTTACTATTACAGATGGAGGTGTTATTACAATGGGTTCGGCTCCAGCTGCTACAGTTAAGATGATAGCATATGAAGATAATTGGTATGATGTACAACCAGTACAAGAGGCTAACCAATACCTAGCAGATGACGTACCTATGGTAGATCAAGCTGTATATACATTACCGATACATCAGAAATCGGAGAATTTTTTACTTAGAATCTTTAGCGATTCACCATTCCCAGTCTCTTTGACTTCAATGATGTGGGAAGGAAACTACACACCACGTTATTATAGAAGGACTTAATTATGATGATGAATGACTTTGGCGTTCCAATGAATGACGCTGAAATGAGTATGCAACCTCCGGGTGCTATTAAACCTCATGAACAAATGATGGCTGAATCTGGAGTTCATAGTAACATTGAACTTAATCCGTTGAAGTGGTTTGATGGTCCAGATATAAGGCAAGAGAATCAGAATCGAATTAACGCTCAATTTGATTATGATAATGAAATGTATTCTTGGCAGCGTGCCTCAGATTGGAGTACTTATTATCATACATTAGAAGCTCAGTATGTTCAACAGTTGAATGAACAAACTGTTAATAAATATAAAAATCAATTAGCTTTTAATAACTGGCAAGATAAGGAAAACATGCGTCTCTATTCTTTTAATAAAGAAGCTGAAGCTTATAATGCTAGTGTTAAGAGTTATTATAAACAATTAGATTTTAATAATATAGCAGAAGAGTTAACTTTAAATGATACAGCTAGAGCTTATCAGGATCAAATAACTTCCATTGGTTTTCAAAATCAAGATTTATTAAATAAATATCTTGAAGGTGGTGAAAATGCTGCTTTTGAAACAGAAGGTTTAACAGATAAAGTTAGACAAGCTAAAGCAGTAGAACAGCTGCAAATAAGAGAAGCTGGTATTAATAGAGAATTCGATTTAATTAATGCTAGTTTAGATAAAGCTGGTTTACGAGATGGTATGGCAGCTACTATGGCAGATGCTGCATTTAAAATTCAAGGCATGAGAACAGAAAATGTCATGAAGGTGGGTCAGCAAAAAGCAATGGGACAAGCTGGTAGATCTGCAGAAAAAGCTGTACAAGCTATTCTAGCTAATCACGGTAATGCTCAAATGGCTTTAATGGAAAGTGTGTCACATGCTAAAGCAAAGTATGCTATAGATTTAGAAAAGCTATCAGCTAGTTTAGAAAATCAAACTAAATTAACTAACTTACAATATTCAAACATTGCTAATCAACTAGCTACAACCAAAGAAGATGCTGGAAGACAAGCAGAAGGTATTGGTATGAAGTTTGGTCAGTTGAAGACACAAACTGATATGGGTAGAGTACAACTACAACAATCCATGATCAGTGCTGGCGAGCAGAATGAAGCTGATAAGCAGCGTATTGGTATGGATAAATATCAAGCTGATATACAAGCATCTGCAAGTCTTAAGTCTGTACCTACTGCACCACCACAGCAGAAGTTACCACTAATGATCCCTGATACAGTATATAACAAACCACTTGCACCTGTTGATAGACCATTACCAGTTAAAGATGTTAATACAGTACATGATACTAGCTTCAGAGATACATTAATTGGTTTAGGTACAGCAGCTGCAGGGGCATACCTAGGTACTTTATCAGATATTGAGCTTAAAGAAAACATAGAAGAAGTAGGAACTTCACCTAAAGGTTTCACTATATATGAATTCAACTATATAGATGAACCTAATCAAAGATATCGTGGTGTCATGGCACAAGATATACTGAAACAATTACCTCAAGCTGTAAGCGAAGGTGATAATGGATTCTTACAAGTAGACTACAACATGACAGATGTAGTATTTAAAAAAGTCTAAACAATGGCAAATCTATTTAAAGGGTACGCCCAAAAATCAGATTTCTCAGGGAACTTAATTCAAGCTGAAGATCCCTCAGATAAAATTTTAGAAGAAGGTAAGCGTTATCTTTCTTCATGGAAAGAAGTTTCCCAAGGGGAACAAGCAGATCAAAAACGCTATCTTAATAATTTACAAAGAGTATTTGAAGCTGAAGAAGCTGATAGAGAACGTAATAAAAAGCTTGAATCTTACTTTGCTGAAGGTTGGGGTAAAGCTTTAACTAAAAGGCATGAAGGTTTAATCAGAAATGCTGAGAATCAGTTAGAAGCTTCCCAAGCAAATGCAAAGAAGTTACAAGCTTTTTCAGATAAAGCAGTTGAGATAGGTGTAAAAGGAGCAGAAGGTTTTGCTAAGGCAAGGCAAGAGTATGGAATGAACCTAGCGATAGATCTAGGTCTTTCATGGAATACTGCTAAAGGTATACAAGCTGCTGAAGGTGTTTTAGATGAAACTTATTCAGGTACTAATGATGCAGTTCTAGAAGCACGTAAAAAAGGTGCAACATGGGATCAAATAAACCAAATACAAAAACTTAGTTTTTTAGGAAACCAAGGTTTTAGAGTTGGTGTTGCCATGAATGCAGGTGAAAACTATGTAGTAAATGGTTTATTAAAGAATCAAGCTAAAGAGTACGATACAAAACTCGGTAAAATGAGTTTGAATCTAGCTACTCAACAAGGTAATTTAGAAGCTTTTGAAGTAGTAAGGAATAAAATTCGTACTGATTATCTTAACGAGATAAAAGAGAAAACAGGTATTGGTGATAAATTACTTGCTAAATATGCTAGAGAAAGTATTCTTAGAGCTGAAGGTCGTGTAAGATCTACGATCAGAGAAAAAAATATTAAACAAGAACAAGAGGGTGAGCAAAGAAAATTATCTAAACTTACTGAAACTAGAATTAAAGAAGGTAATTATTTAGAATATATACAAACAAGAATAGGACCAAACGGTGAGGGTCGTGCTGGTGTCTGGGCTTCAGAACATAATAATCAACTTGAGGCAATAGCTAGTGGATTAATAGGTCCAGTTGAAATAGAGTGGTTGAAAAATATGGATATTACAAAGGATGGTGTGACTAAAAAATACGAGCATTGGTTCCCTAAAAGAACTATGGAGTTAGATAAGGCATATGCTCAGTATATGGGTGAAGTAAATACAAGTCTTAGTTTAGCTGCAAAAAGTCGTACTGCTAGATTAAATAACGATGTAGTTCAATTTAGAAGTGCTTTATTAAGTAGAGATACACCTTTAGAACCTGCCAGATTATCAGCTATGATAGCTGAGTCTAATAGACTGTATGGTGAAGATAATGCCATGTCTAAGATGTTAGCAACTTTTGTTACTGATCATGTATCTGAAGCTAATGATACTATCTATGAACCTACGCTTCAAAAATTAAAAGTACAAGGTATGGTAACACCTAGTATTGTTAAATCAATGATGCTTTCACCTGAAAATGAAGCTACTTGGATGAAGGTTGCTAGAGAACAAGATCCTAGACAACCTAATAAAGATGAATTAAAATTACTTGAAGATCATGTAGATCATAAAATTGAAGCGATTTTACATAGCTATGGTTTTGAAAGTAAAGATGTAGGTTCAGCAGCTTTTGCAGCTTATGTTGGGAAAGGTAGGATTAAAAAATACTTCACTACATTTGCTCAAGATCCTAATGCAAGTAGAGGTGATGTGATGATTAAAGCATTAGAAAGATTTGAAATAGATCTTAAGAATGATTATAAAATAACTACAACAGGTCATGGTGATACATATCAACCTCACTTTGCTACATTCTCTGTTGGTGCTAAACGTCATCCAGTACCTTTAAGTGAGTTCACATCAGAACAATTCGCTGCTAATCCTAAACTACCTTATGAAAAGGTTTTGTTGGAACCAGTTACAGTTGTAGAGTTTTTTGATAATGTTGCACAAGGTAGGAATATTGGGTTCCCTAAAGACGTATCTAATTTTGTAAGTAAATTTGGTATTGGTCCTAATGGTGAAGTTAAAATGACTGAATTGATGTTTTTAGAAGCACAAATGAAGTTAATCAATCCTGACTTTAAAATACCACCACAGTTATTACAAGCTCATAAAGTTGCATTCAGTCAAATCAAACCTGAGTATCAACAGTATATTGTTGGAGCACATCAGACTACAAACAGTGTTGCAGTAGCTCTTAAATATAGCGGATTACAGCATAAAGATATCAAACCTTCTAATAATTACGCTGAACGTAATACAGGACATTACTTTACACAATTTAGAGCACCACAAAATATGCATTTTTATATGAATTTAGATCCAAAAGGTGAAGCAGATAAATTAGATTGGACTGAAATGTTAGTCAGTGGTGGGGGTTATTATGGAAACTAAAGACTTACTTAATCCTGAAAAAGAGGGGTTTGAACAAGAAGAACAGCGTAAATATGAACAATGGAAGACACAGAAAGAAGGAGGTCCAGCTACTGAACAAGCTGAGATAGTACCAGAAGCTCCTTCTAAACCAACTACAACAGCTGATGCTGTAAAAGGTGGTAAAGGTGATCATTCTTGGGGTGGTTATGAAGACCAACAAAAACCTCAATATGGTTTACAAAAACCTGCTAACGTTAGTCAAGAGGATTGGGATGCTAGACCAGAATGGTCAAGAGGACTAGAAAAGCTAGTTGCTGCTGGCTCTACACCAGCTTTAGGTGTCGCTGATTTTGTTGCTGATGCTGCTGCTTTAGTACCATTCTTAAAACCTGTTGATGAATGGTGGGATGAAAACTCACCAAGATCTAATCACCCAGCTCATAAAGCTATTAGAGAAGCTGCATCAATTATCATACCTACAATATATGGTGGTGGTGTTGTTACAGGTAGTTTAAAAGCTGCTACAGCTGCTAGATCTATACCTAAGGCTACACGTATCCTTGGTACAATAGGTGCTCATGCTGGTGTAGACACAGCTGTCACTGCTATATCTTCTCATTCTAAAACACAAGATAATATAGCTGCAGCTCTAAATGAGTGGTTAGGTTGGGATATACCTTGGGCTACCAGAGATGGTGACAGTCCTGATGTAATAAGAAAAAAGAATATTTATGAGTCAGCTGGACTTAGTGTTGGTGTAGATTTACTTACATCTGCATTCTCTTTGTCTAAAGCTATGAAAGTTATACCCGGAGATGAAGCTGCAGAACGTGCTTTAGCTAGACATGCTACAGGTTTTGAAGGGGAAGATCCTATTAGCTTTGGTGTCTTAAGTCGTAGATCTAGTCGAACTCAAGCTCAAAGAAGTGAAGCAGTAAAGCGTCTATTGAAAGATCCAATGGGTGAAAAATATGATCCATTTATTAACACACCTGATCTTGGTCCACAAAGTAGAGCTGTTACTGATTTAGAACCTAATCCAATTAAAGCTAAAATTGATAACTGGAGAATACAAAATAATGTAGGTACCACTAACGGTAGATCTAGACCTTTTGTAAGTAATAGATTTATTGAACGTATGGCACGTGCTACTCCATCAGAACGAGCTGAAGGGTATAGGAATTTATTTGATAAAGATATAGCTGCTAACATTGGTGCTAAAATTGATGATCAAGTCATACCTCCAGCAGAAATAAATAAAGCTGTAACTAATTTATATAACAGTGTATTCAATCCTGATATTAAATTAAAACAGATGGAGTCTATTGTTAATGACATGAAAACCAGTGTCTTTAATAAGCAGAACTTCATGGGTCAACAGGAATGGAGAATTGTTAACGAAGCCTTTGTAAATGCATTCGAACAGGTTTATAATCCTAAAGTAATGCGTGCATCTGGTTTGGTCACTAATCAAGCTGCAGGTACAATTGCTGATACAGCAGAAGCTATTGGTTTGATAGGTGATGTTGCTATGACAGGTAGACAACAAGAAATCATCGCTGAAAAACTTAGATTCCTAAGTAGAGAAGTTAGATCTAATCAGTATATATCTAATAAATTAGGTGAGTATAAACAACTTGAAGCTGCTAGAAATCCGGCTGCTTTAAAAGCTTGGATTATGGATCAAAGTAATGATTTCGCTAGAGGTCTGAAAGCTGTACAGGATAAAGGTGATGAGTTCTATGATACATTAGAAACAATTGCTAAAACTAATCCTGAATACCTTAAGCCACTTGCATTGGCAATGGAAGCTACCAACGGTGAAGTGGATCAGATATATAAATTAAATAGATGGGCTGAAGAAAATGTAGGATTTTTAAAGAAAGCTTTCTATGATGGTAACCCAGAAGTACCTAGTCTAATTGTTAAAGGTTTACATAGTGTAAGGTATAACCATATACTATCTGGCCTTGCTCCTCTAAGAGCACTAACAGGTAACTCTATGTTAGCTGCATTTAAACCTGCTACAGTACTAGCTGGTGCTAAGATAACAGGAGATACCGCTACATTCCAAAAGGCTTTATGGACTTATGGTGGTGTAATGGAGAACTTCAAACGTGCTTATAAAGTTATGGGTGATGAATGGCGTTTAGCTAAGTCACGTCCAGAGGAAGCTATGATGCGTGGTCGTGCAGATTTACGTCAAGCTAAGATGGATAATTTTGAAGCACTAGAAGCTATGGCTGGTGTATGGAAAGCTGAAGGTAATCATGGTAAAGTGGCTATGTGGAATATAGCTAAAGGTTTATCATGGTATAATAATAATCCATTTGTTAGATGGGGTATTAATGCTATGTATGCTATTGATGGTTTTACTAACTCATTAATGGCTAGTGGTTCTGCTAGAGCTAAAGCATATAATATCTTGATGAAAGAGACTAATGGTGCCTTTAGTAGAGAAGCTTTTGATAAACTACAGAACAGATTATATAGTCAAGCATTCGATCACACTGGACTATTAACAGATAAAGCTGCTAAACATGCATCAGGTGAGATAGCACTTAACTTAGATAATCAATTAGCAACTGATTTGAATACAATGTTGGAGAAAGTTCCAGCAGCTAAATCATTATTCCTATTTCCTAGAACTGGTTTAAACGCCTTAAATCTATCTTGGACATTTACCCCCGGTAGTGGTTTAATACCACTCCAAACTAAAGTCCGTAAGGTATTTACAGCTGAAACACCACAGGAAATAGCTGAAGTATTGATGGAACATGGTCTTGAAAATAGTGATGATGCCTTCCGTACACTTAAATCTGAATACATTGGTCGCCAGTTAATGGGTGCTAGTGTAGTTACAGGTGCTGGTATATGGGCATTGAATGGTAATTTAACTGGTAATGGTCCACAAAATGCTGGTGAACGTAAGCGTATGATCAGTATGGGTTGGGAACCTAATTCTATTAAGAACCCAATTACAGGTGAATGGCATAGTTACAAAGGATTTGAACCATTTGATTCATTACTTGGTCTAGTAGGAGATGCAGTATACTTCTCTAACCGTGTAGACCAATCATTAACAGAGCAGCTCTATCAAAAAATAGCATTCTCTATCAGTATGAACGTAGCTAATAAAACATTCCTCAGTGGAATGGAACCATTAGTCTCTATGTTTTCTGGTGATGAAGGTGCATTTAATAGATTCCTTGTTAATCAAGCTGATTCTTTAATACCTTTTGCACCATCAGGTATAAGAAGTGTATTAAATCAAGCTATAGCACCACAATTAAAAGATGTGGAAAATGACTGGGGATCATTGATGTCTAATAAATGGAAGTTTATGCAGCCTCCCGGTTTAGTAGATCAATTAGATATATACACTGGTAAACCAATTAGATTCCACGAACCTTTAACTGCTGCCGCTAATGCTTTTATGCCGTTTGGTAAATCTAATGGTGATATAGAACCTTGGAGACAATGGTTAATTAGTACAGGATGGGATAATGTACAAAGTATGAGGGTTAATCCTATTACTAAAGAGTTACTAAGTCCTAATGATAGACATTGGATTAATAATTGGATAGCTAAAAACATGAATTTAGCTGGACAAATCGAAGGTATGATGAATTCTCCTGATGGATTTTGGTCCAGAAAAATGAAAGAGTATAAAAAAGCTAGAGGTTGGAAAAAACAAAAAGACTACCCACTTAAAGAGTTGGTCGTTCATCAAGAATTATCTAGAATTCATAGGAATGCTATGAAGTATGCGTGCTCTGCATTGGAAAGATACCATTCGCAGTACTCACAGGTGGGCATACAGAACAATAGAATTAAAAATTCTTTACGACAAGGTAATATACCACAAGCTCTTGAAGCAAATGAAACAAAAGAAGAACTAAGACGTTTACTTGATTTTTAAAAAGTAATGGCAACAACTGAAAATTTATATACGGGTAACGGCTCCACCACCGATTACTCGTTCACATTCCCATATTTAGATACAGCTGACATTAAAACAAGTCTAGCTGGAATAGCTTCAACAGCATTTACATTATTAAACGCAACTACAGTTAGATTTAATTCAGCCCCTAGTAATGGAACAGCTATTAGAATCTATAGACAAACTTCCGATGAAACTTTACAAGCAACGTTCTATCCGGGTTCTGCTATTAGAGCTGAAGATCTAAACGAAAATGCTTTACAAAACCTGTATGTAACACAAGAAGCTAATAATGCAATAGCTACAGCTTGGACAACAGGTGACCCAACTATTGTTAGTACAGAAACTTGGCATACAAGTGATGATACAAAAGTAGCTACAACCAAAGCTATTGAAAATAGAATAGCTGCTAAGATAGACACAGCTATGGAAACTGATGTCTTAGCTGGTACTGATTTAGCTAAAACTGCATCTGGTGGTCAAGTTACGTTGAATCATAACGTGTCAGGAGCTAACTCCACAGTTAATAATAATAATGGTAATGTACTTCAAGACATAACTGTAACTGCTCAAGGACATGTAACCTCAGTAGGTTCAACTAATTTAGATGGGAGATATTATACTGAAACTGAATTAGATGCAGGTCAACTTGATAATAGATATTATACTGAAACTGAATTAAATGCAGGTCAGTTAGATAACAGATATTATACTGAAACTGAAACTGGTAGTTTAATTGACACTAAAATAGATACAGCTTTAAGTAATGATGTACTTGCAGGACAAAGTATTACTAAGAGTACATCTAATGGTCAGGTGACTATATCCATAGCTAATGGGGCAATTGACTCTGATCAATTGGCAGCAGATTCTGTGGGAGCTAGTGAGCTGGCAGACAACTCTGTGGCATCAGCTAACATAATTAATGGAACTATTGTAGATGCTGATATTGCAACAGGTACTTTAGATAATAGATATTATACTGAAACCGAATTAAATGCAGGGCAATTAGACAACAGATATTACACAGAAACGGAAGTTGATGCAAATTTCTATAAACTAGGTAGTGTCGGTGAAATTACATCAGGTGAAACATGGTCAGCAGCAGATAATAAAGTTGCTACTACAGCAGCTATAGATGCTCGTATAACAGACCTTGTTGATGATGTTGGTGGGTTTGTACCTATTGCAAATGAAACCTCTTTCCCAGCTGCTAACCCTGACGTTAATAATGGGGCAGGTACTCTTGTTAGTATCAAAGCTCTTGCCAGTAACCTCACCTCAAATGGGTCTGGAGTGGCAACGATCAGCAACGGTGCAGGTTCTGGTAATACAGTAACTATCAATGGACTAGCAAATAGCACAACTTATGCGGCTACTTTTGGTATGATTGTTGAAACTACTTCAACTTTACATACTTATACATTCCATAGATTAGTACCGAAAGCGACAGAAGTAACTACTGTATCTACAAATATATCTAATGTTAATACAGTTGCTGGTAATAACACAAATATCAATACTGTAGCTGGAGCTAATAGCAATATATCTACAGTTGCAGGATCTATTAGTAATGTTAATACAGCAGCTGGATCAATAGCTAACATCAACACAGTAGCTACCAATATCTCTAACGTTAATGACTTCTCAGATAAGTACCGTGTAGCAAGTTCAGCACCTACATCTAGCTTAGATACAGGTGATCTTTACTTTGATACAAGTGCTAATGAACTAAAGGTATATAACGGATCAGCTTGGCAAGGTGGTGTAACAGCTACTGGTAACTTAGCTTCATTAGGAGCTAATACGTTTACGGGTAATCAGAGTCTTGGAGATAATATTAAGGTTCGGTTTGGAACTGATTCAGATTTTGAACTATCACATAATGACACAAATGGTTGGATAGATAACAATAAAGGTTCTTTATATATTGACACCACAGCAGACATAGTTGCACGAGTTAATAATAATGAAGACGCTATTAAAGCTATAGCTAACGGAGGAGTAGAACTCTATTACGACAACAGTAAGAAGTTTGAGACGACCAGTTCGGGTGCGAAGATAGCGGGTGCTGCTGATACACGATTAACTTTAGGTTCAGGTGGTACTGATGGGACTAACGATAGTGTCCATGTAAGGGCGGATGGTGCACATCTAAACTTTATGGCTGCTAGTGGAGGTGTTACTAAATTTGAAGTAAACGGAACAGAAACACTTAACATCGCAGCTAATGGAAACGCCACGTTTGCTGGAAGTCTTACAGTTAATGATGCAACTCCAAATATTACGGTTTACGCTGAAACTGATGGTGCAGACGCAACTTTAAGTCTTGTAGGAAAAACTGCTTCTGGAGGTGTTGGTCAAGCTGGAATTGCAAGGATTGTTGGAGAATCAACGGCTACTGCTAATGGTTCTTCCTCTATGCATTTACAAACTAGAAATAGTAGTAATGCAGTAGTTACAGCCCTAACTTTAGATAGCTCACAAAACGCCACGTTTGCTGGAAACGTTGCTTGTGTAAATGTTGAACCAACTAATAATATTTCTCTTCCTGATAATAAAAAGGTAATTTTCGGTGCTTCAAATGATCTCCAGATTTATCATGATGGAAACAATTCACTCATTGAAAATGCAGGAACAGGATCACTTAATATATATGGTGATGACGTAGGTATTTTAAATAAAGCAAAGAGTGAATGGAAAGCTAAGTTTATATCAAACGGAGCCACAGAACTCTATTACGACAACAGTAAGAAGTTTGAGACCACCAGTGCTGGAG